TTACCGATTGAATTCTCCTTCAGCTAAAGTTTGAGCAGCATTGTGGGGGACTTTAGCCTGTATCATCTCAGTGCTATTGGGCTTTCTTCGGGGATAATGGGTAGCAAGCAACCCTCTATTTAAGATTTCTTGCTCAAGCCAAGCATCATCATTTTGAGATGCTTCTTCTAACAAAGATGGCCACACAGACTTTCCTTGAGAAGTGAGAAAGTTACTCAAATAAAAACTATCGTTTTCTTGATCAAACTTAATTTCTTTAAGCATGAATTTTTTGGTTGAATCGTCTAAATCAATATAATTTAAAGACATAAAAACCTCAGCTATATGTAGAAATAAAAGAAAACTCTAATTAGTGAGTTTGATGGTAAATCATGTTAAGCAACCATCTCTTTTGATGCAAAGGAAAAATTTATATTTTTTATTATTCCCTGAAGCCCGCTGCTCTAGCCCTACTCATTAAAATAGAGTTATGTAAGTCATGTTTTATCAGTTATGAGAACTGCAACGCACATCCGCTTCACTCCCTGATTTCAACCGAGAGGTGGAATACGTTGTCTGGTGATCTATGACTCAGTCGTACAAGCAAGAATGACTTTGGCCTTACTCATGCCCTTACTGATTCTTTGCTGCTATTCTACACCCCCCTAAAATTGGTGGGATTCTGCGTCAATCAGCCCCTTTTTAAATTTACGTGCCATAATGCCAAAATTCATTGGTGTGTATTGGTAATTTTTGGAAAAATCAAAAACGGACTAAAACATGACCGTAATCCTGATGCTGGCAAATGCACTGTCAACAGTTGCGTGTTTACTAAGCAACTTTTGATTATGGAGAATTTGTGAACGTTAGTGGCTTTTTTCTTTTTAAATTCTTAAGGGCAATAGGAATGTTTAACAGAAAAAAAAAGGATGTAGTACATAAACTTAGTGATATAGCTGTAACTGTAAAAAATAATGACTCTCTTAGAAGGAACTGCGACATTGCGGTGATTGACGATCAGTCATTTCTAAGTGCGGAAAAGTTAAAGGTTGCAGGTTTTTCAATACATGAAGTCGGTGATATTGATAATTTAAAAAAAATAGAATCATATCCTATAGTTGTTTGTGACATAGAAGGAGTCGGCAAAGCTTTCGGTGCTAAAGCTGAAGGGGCGTTTGTTGTTAGCGAAATAAGGAAAAGATATCCAGATAAATACATTATAGCTTATAGCACAAAGTCCTTTGAATTTACCTATCAGCCTTATATAAACAAAGCTGACATTGCAATGCCAAAGGTTAGTTCTGTAGAACAATGGACAGAGGTATTAGATAGGGCTATAGCTATAGTTTCCGATCCTAAAACAAGATGGGTAAGAATAAGGCAAAAACTCATTGATTCTAATGTTGAGCTTTATGATGTCTTTAAGTTGGAGCAAGCTTATATCTTGTCAATTCTGAAAAAAAACGATTCCTTGTTGACGGATGCAAATCAGTCAAGTGGATTGGATAGCTCAACTAAAGATATTATAAGCATATTCGTAACGACATCTTTGCGAGAGATAATAAAAAGCATAAAGGATTGACATGGCTGGGGTTAATTATAATAGAATTGAAAGATTAAAAGAGTCTTTCAAGAGGGAAGTTGAAAATATTCATAAAGAAAAATCAGTTGAAATTGATTTTCTAAATAATAAAGTTGAAGATTTATCACGTAAAGTTCTCATTCTTGAAGAATTGAAACATGATATTGGAAGGCTAGCTATGGAGTCACTGTCTTTCTCAGAGGATCTAAATAATCTTATATCTAGGGGGGAAACTAAAGAGAGGATAGAAAATGCAGCATTAACAATACATCATTCACTCACTATGGTTTCTCCTAGAATTGTATACAGTGATATGGAATTAGCTAATGGACAAGTTGGTAATGGTGCTAAGTTTAATGCTGTAGTGTATAAAAAATTCGATAAGGCAAGGAAAATATTAAAAAGTAAATGCTATAAAAAAAAGGTGGATTTACAATTCAATGGTAACTCAACCTTTACAATAAGAGCTATGAACTCATTCGATATAGTTCCATTTTTAATATTGGACAATGCTATAAAATATTCACCCAAAGATAATGAAATAAATGTATATTTTGACTCCCTAGACGGTTCCCAGTCTAAACTAGATGTTGTTATCACATCCATTGGCCCTTTTGTTGATTCAAAAGATTTAATACGCCTTACTGATAGGGGGTTTAGATGTGATAATACATTAATAAAAAAAACAGAAGGACAAGGATTGGGATTATATATAGTTAAAAATATATGCGCATACCATGGTGTTTCTATCAGATTCAATTCTGAATACACGTGTGATATAAGTAATATAAAATATGGTGTTTTCACCGTTACCCTTTCATTTGAGATTTGATTCTAATAAATTCTTTAATTAATAGTGCCATCCATTTTTAAATTATATATGGATGGCTATTTCAATTTTATGGCATTTCGTATATGAATTTCGTTAGCTTTGCAATCCTTATTGCATACAGATTTTTACTATCTAAGTCAAAGGCCTGCACCTTGCTCAAAGCGGACTGTTTGGATCTTTTTCATGTGTGTTGAGAAAATCAAGATGGCGGTGAAATGTTTAAATTTTCACAACGCTACTTTGTTCCACCCTTTGCCGCGATCATCATGATAACGGTCAGTTTGCCGTTGTGTTTTATGGCCAAGTAGTTTTTGTGTATCTATCCCCTGTTCTTTATATAGACGTTCAGATAAAGATCGTTGTTCATGGAATGTTGCGGGCGAACCTTTGCTCCAGTCAATTCCTGCTAAATTTCTCGCTTTACTAAAATTCATCGTCAATGTATTGGATTTAACTTGCGCCCCACGTTCTGCCTGTGAAGTTGAACGGAAAAAATGTACTAAGTATGGGCTGACTGCATAGTCACGGCAGCGAGCTACCACATCGCGTAAATTCCAGTTAATCGCATTGAGGCGAAGAGAAAGAGGGATAGCGATTTTACTACCTGTCTTTTCCTGAATGACATGGAGATGATCATCCCAGATATCGCTGAATTTCATTTTGGATATATCTCCCAAACGTTGGCCAGTAACCAGCGCTAACAACATGGCATTTCCCATGTAACGATGACTGGCGTCTGCGATATCAAAAATTTTTTGCCATTCTTCCAGGCTGAGGCGTTGACGGGTAATTTTTCTTCTTGGTTGTTTAGTGGCTAATGCTGGGTTATAGCCAGGCGGAACTTCGCCGTAATGCTGTGCTTCCTTAAACACATCGATCAATACAGACCTTACGACTTGGGCCATTCTCGGCTGTCCCGCAGAGATATACTCTTCAAGCAATTGTGCTATATCTCTGACATCAACGGCCGAGATCAACTTCATTCCTGCTCTTTCCCTGAGCAAGGATACTGGTTTGGCTTTCTGCTTATAGGTGTTGAGTCTTATATCACCACTTTTCAGCCTATCGTCCTGGATAGCCTGGTAACGGTCTAACCATGTAGATGTTGTGATCGCTTTTCCTTTGCTGGTTGCGATCCTGTCACTGATAGCCAGAATCTGCCGGGTTCTTTGTTCAGCCAGTCGAGTGTTGGCCTCAGTGGCAATAGCGATAGCTTCAGCTTCGTTTGTTCCCAAAGCATGGAATTTTCCTGTTACTGGATGCTTATACCGCCAATAGACTTTATTTACCTTTCGGCTATAAAGCGGATATAAGTTAGGGACTGAAACATTATTCTTACGCGGTCTGGCTGCCATCACTCAAAATCCGTTGCAAAAGTAATGAGTCATTTTTCTTAATTACTGGTGTTACCAGCTCTCCAACTAACTCGGCGTCCTCACGCACTCGCCATAACCGGCCTTGTTTCATGGCCGGTGGACAAAATAAATTCTGCTTAGCATAACGACGCAATGTGGACACACTTGGAGGATTACTTCTGTATTTTTCAGAAGCCCATTCTTCAAGAGTTAACATTTGAAGCATATGCGATCACCTTATTACTTCACTAACTGTTCAGTCTCTACATATCGACCCTGCAAGGTCGGTTAGTTTCTCCACAAAACAGAGAAGAGCACCTGTGGCTACAACTACCAGGATGGATCGGGTTATGACCCCGTCATCCGGGGATACTCTTCACTGTTTTGTAAAAAGGGCGGTACCAGAAAGGACTAAGGAAAAAACTGGTACCGCCAAGACTACACACAGCATAAAGTTGTGGTGCCGGGTGCCCCCGGTGCCTGGCGAAGGTTGCACACCAGGCGGGTGGGTATCCACAGAAGGTCGATTGTCAGCCTCAACCTTAACCCGCGTGCGCTGAGCCGCATTCACCACAACGCTAAGGATTCTCTCTGGTTGAAAATACTTAGCTGTTATGTGCCTGTCTTTTCACCACTTCAGGCTCGGTGGTATGCTGGAGTTCTCACACAGCCAGCAAGCAAGGAAACTTAATGAACCAGTTTTATGTTCACGTTCGTCTATTTGAAGCCACAGCCGAACAGACCAAAAAATTTGAAGAATTAATGCTTAACTTTCTGTACCAGAAAACAATCAAAGAGTCTGACGATAGCTGCTGCAGACTGATTCCAGAGGGATATATCCTCAAAAGTACAATGAACTGCCAACAAATCCTTGATCAAACATTTTCAATTGCTAACAGTGCCGGTGTTGACGCAAATATATTTGTCTGTAAATTTGAACAAAGCGCATGCTTACTTCCGTCTGCTTCCTTAGTTGGTAACGATTTCGTTCATTACGATCTTACGCCTAAGCCCATCAAGCTCGATTCTTAAAGCCTTAACCATTGTGTCGTGATAAACACGGCTCACCCTCTCTCCATTGCATGGCAGAGGGGTGAGTGTGTTAGCCATGAAATTCATGAACTCGGTTCGACCAGGGGCTTGCGCCCCGCAAGTCTTTAATGCCTGTTTTGCTAACAAAATGCGGGCCTCAGTGCCTGCATTTGGCTCTATCTGCTGCAAACGTTTAGCGTCTTCCAGCAACAATGCGATCACCTGCCTCAAATCCTGCTCATTCATCTATTCTCTCCACTGAAATCATCTGCTAACGAATCATCCCGACTTCGTATTCCCAGGTGGCCAATTCGTCGGCGTCCTGCTTGTTTGCTATCAACGAGACTTAAATCTAATTTAACTTAGCTTTTATGGCAAGAGATAACGCCAAACTTTTCTTAGCTTGGTGTTATCAGATGAAGAGAGGGGGGATTAGAGTTCGTATTGAACGCCTTTGACTACACCTATAATTTGGCAGTTACCATTGATAGGGATGTTGGGGTAACGGGGATTCAATGGGACTAAAAACTTTTGAGGGCCATCAATAACCAATTTTTTGACAGTGGCTTCGTTTGTTCCATCAAGTCGTGCTATGACGATTTTTCCATGACGAGGTTCTGCATCAGGATCAACAATCACTGTTGCACCTTCTGGAATTGTTGGAAGCCCATTAGGGTTTGTCATGGAATCCCCTTTAACCTCTAATGCAAATGAGCTATCACCGATTTTTAAAGATGTCTCTACCCACTTGTCTACTTCACCAAACACTTCTGCTGCCTTGCATTCTGTAAACTGACCGGCTTGAACCCAAGAGATTACAGGAAGCCTACGCATGTTCGTAATAAGCTTGCCTTCAAACTCGGCACCATAAAGGATGTAATCTATTGACGTATTGAAGAACTTTGCCAGTTTTGAAAGGGCCTCTCCGCCGGGGGCATTAATGTCCTTCTCCCAGTACCCCACAGCAACATCACTTACACCACAAAATTTACCCAACTCTTTTTGGGAGGTTCGGGTCATTTTTCTTAGGGTTTTTATACGCTGACCAACCGTTTCCATAGGGGCACCATTATTGTTAAGAGCTAAGTAATCTTAGTTTTTATTGACCTAAGATAAATTGATAATTAATATCTAATAAAACTTAGTTTTGGGGGGTGATATGACAACTGACGATATTGAAAACTACTTCGGTAGCATTGAAAAAGTTGCTGCCTTTTTCGGCATTACAACCGAGGCTGTATATCAGTGGAGAAACCGACCTGGTCAGTTAATTCCAAAAGGGCGCGCAGCTGAAGCTGCGTACAGAACGTGTGGGCGATTGCCATTTCGACCAGAACTCTATGAACAATCTAATGGATAAGTTGAATAATGGTAACCACAAAAGAATGGAGCCTACTGTGGGTAAACATCACTGGAAAGTAGAAAAACAGCCTGAGTGGTATGTGAAGGCTGTCAGAAAAACTATCGCAGCGTTGCCGGGTGGGTACGCAGAAGCTGCTGATTGGCTGGATGTAACAGAGAACGCGCTATTCAACCGTCTTCGCGCTGATGGCGATCAGATTTTCCCGCTGGGCTGGGCAATGGTGTTACAGAGAGCCAGCGGCACTCACTACATCGCTGATGCTGTCGCACAGTCTGCTAATGGGGTGTTTGTATCACTTCCGGAAATTGAGGAGGTGGAGAACGCTGATATTAACCAGCGTCTGCTGGAAGCCATCGAGCAGGTTGGAAGCTACTCAAAGCAAATTCGTTTAGCAATCGAAGATGGGGTGGTGGAACTTCATGAACGGATAGCCATCAACGATGAGCTTTTCCGGGCTATTACGAAGCTGCAGGAACACGCCACGCTGGTCTACAAGATTTTTTGTGCCCCAGAAAGTAATGACGCCCACGAGTGTGCAGCTCTGGGCGCCGTGGCGTGTCGTGACTGTGGAGAAACTAACGCATGAACAGTTTAACGGCAAATAACTTTGTGTCGCAACAGCTGGTGGTCGGCATGGCTGTACACCAGCTGTTACGGCATGAACGCAGATTATCAAATGGCCAGGTCATTAGAAACCACAGAGGACACGACCAGACTGTGGGCCAGAATCTCCAGTATGACCGCATCAATGACGCTGCGGCGCGTGCCCGTCTCATCAATCTACTACTGAACCCTTCCGAGGTAAGGGGACGCAAATGATCAGGAAGATTATTAACCGTTTCACCAGCCAGTATCGTCACTGCCCTTGTGAAGGACAGTGGTATACCACCAGCCGTGGTCAAGTTATGCGTGTCAGTCTTGTTGATACAGAAAGCCAAAAGGTGGTTTGCGAACTATTGGGCCGCGATTACACCCTCAGCTATCCGCTCATTGCGTTTCTTTCCGGGAGGAACTTTAAACGTATTGGAGGTGTAGCGTGAGTAGCAAGCTGCATGGCCTCGTATGGGAGGGATGTGCCTTTACGGGCATGATTTTGTCCAGGGTTGCGGTGATGGCTCGTCTTGCTGATTACAGTAATGACGAGGGCTTGTCATGGCCTGCTGTGGAAACTATCCGCCGCCAGATTGGCGCAAAAAGCGAATCAACCGTTAAGTCGGCGATAGCAGAGCTTGAGAAAGACGGCTGGCTCACAAAGAGGGTGCGTAAAGCAGGTGGCCGCAATCTGAGCAATATCTATCAAATCAATGTCGAGAAGCTCGAAGCGGCGGCGGCGGCTGCACGTGAAGCATACAGACCGAAAAGAAAAGTTAACCGGGTAAAAACTGACCCGTCAAATTTTGACCCCTCAATGATTAGCCCGTCAAAAATTGACCCCTCAAATTTTGATGGGTCAACGGTTGATAAAAATGCCCGGGTTAGGGGGGCGATGGTTGACCCCGATCCGTCAGTATTAAAACCAGATCCGTCAGATAAAAACATTTCTCGTCCGGACGCTTCGCTACCGGACCAGCAGACGGCTGACCAGGAGTTTTTAACCCGGCATCCGGACGCTGTCGTATTCAGCCCCAAAAAGCGCCAGTGGGGAACGCAGGCTGATTTGACCTGTGCGCAGTGGCTCTGGAAAAAAATCATCGCCCTGTACGAACAGGCCGCCGAGAGTGACGGCGAATTGGTTCGTCCGAAAGAACCAAACTGGACAGCCTGGGCAAACGAAATCCGCCTGATGTGCGTTCAGGACGGGCGTACTCACAAACAAATCTGCGAGATGTACAGCAGGGTCAGCCGCGACCCGTTCTGGTGCCGGAACGTTCTCAGCCCGTCTAAGCTGCGGGAAAAATGGGACGAGTTATCCCTGCGTCTGTCGCCAGCCAACGTTGCGCGCAGCGAACACCGCGAAGATCCGTTTTTCAAAGCCAACTATGACAGCGTGGATTACAGCCAAGTCCCGGCAGGGTTCAGGGGGTGAGGATGAGTCTTCTTCGGGAAATTCAGGAATTCATTACAAAAAATCCGGGGGTAACTTCCGGCGCAATTGCAGAGGCTTTTGCCAGCTATCCGCGAATGGCGGTAATCAGCACTACAGGTAAGTTACGTCAACATGGGCGTGTTGCATTTCATCGAAGCGGTACGGTCTACAGACACTTTGGCTCTCACGATGATTTATCCGCTTTCCTCGCATCAGCTGAATCAGCCGTGACACAGCCTAAATATGTTGGTTCAGGAGAGCCGAAAGTGGTGCGGGAACTGGTACGCAAGGCCCAATCGCTTGAAAGTAAAGGCCTGTACCAACGTGCTGCAACGATCTGGCTGGAAGCCTTTCGGGAAAGCTGGGTCTGTTCTGAAAGAGAAAAGTTTCTACGATGCCGTGCCCGTTGCCTTCGCCGCAGCAAAAAGGTGCATATGACAGAGGAAGGGTGGTTTTTAGCGGGTAATTACGTGGGGCCGAATGACTAAGTTAACCGATCGTCAGCAGGAAGTGTTGGACATGCTGATTTCCTGGCAAAAGCAATATGGTTTTCCACCAACCAACCAGGAACTTGCAACCACGTTGGGCTGCCGTTCAGTAAACACGATTACGGGGCATCTTCGTGCGCTGGAGAGAAAGGGGGTTATCACTATTAACCGGGGAATAGCGCGGGGCATCAGAATTAATACAGCCAGCACGGACAGTGAGGCAGTTGAGTTACTTCAGGCGCTGCTTGCTGGTGAAGAGAATGCAAGATTACGGGCGATTTTCTATCTGCGTGAACGGGGGATACGGGTGTGAAACTAATCCTGCCATTTCCTCCCAGCGTGAATACTTACTGGCGGCATCCCAATAAAGGGCCATTTGCAGGGAAAAGCCTGATCAGTGCGGCGGGGCGTAGATTTCAGAGCGAGGTGTGTGCAGCAATCATTGAACAGCTACGACGACTGCCGAAACCAACGGCGGTGCCAGCATCAGTAGAGATCGTATTGTTTCCTCCGGACAACCGGATCCGTGATTTGGACAACTATAACAAGGCGCTGTTTGACGCATTGACCCATGCGGGCGTGTGGGAAGACGACAGCCAGGTGAAAAGGATGCTGGTGGAGTGGGGGCCGGTTATCCCGAAGGGGAAAGTTGAGATCACCATCAACAAGTACGAAATAAAGGCGGGTGCAGCCGCCTGAGTAAGAGGAGAAACGAAGCATGAATCATTTGATGGTCATTGATGGTATTGAAGTTCGCCGCGATGTTCATGGACGCTATTGCCTGAATGATTTACATCGGGCCGCTGGTGATAAAGAACGCCATAAACCGTCCAACTTCCTGCGGATGGATTCCACCCGAGAGCTTTGTATGGAAATTGACCGTTGCTCAGATATGAGCATCGGTTGTGTGGAAACTATCCGAGGTGGTTTTGGACAGGGGACTTATGTTTCCCGTGAATTGGTTTTTGCTTATGCAATGTGGATCAGTCCGTCTTTCCATTTGAAAGTTATCCGTACATTTGACCAGGTAACCCGCACACCAGACAAATTATCGGGTATGGCTGCCGATAAAATGCAGGCGGGAGTAATTCTGCTGGGATTCATGCGCAAAGAATTAAACCTGTCCAACTCTTCGGTGCTGGGGGCGTGTCAGAAACTCCAGGAGGCAGTTGGCTTGCCAAACCTTGCACCTCAGTACGCCATTGATGCCCCAACAGGCGCGCTGGATGGCTCCAGCCGTCCAACCTTATCTTTGAGTGCATTGCTGAAACAGTATGGCATCCGAATGACGGCTAATCAGGCATATCACCAGTTGGCGAAGCTGGGGATCGTTGAACACCGTGAGCGTAACAGCCGCACAGGAATCAACGGTATTAAAAAATTCTGGTCACTGACGGCGAAGGGCTGCATGTTCGGCAAGAACATCACCAGTCCGGTAAACCCGCGCGAGACGCAGCCGCATTTCTTCGAATCCAGATTCCCTGAGCTGCTGAAGCTAATCGATACCGTTCATTGAGGTGATTGTGAGAGCGTTACTGACCCCTGAAATTGCCCCTCGAATGGGGATCGTATTGTTCAGGCCGGGTTCAGAACTGATGCCCTTGTTTATGCAGGGGCGTGTCCTGCTTGAGCCTGAGCCGGAACGCTATTCATCCTTTGCCAGCGGTGCCGTTCCTGCGGTATCGCAACCGTTAGCGGATGATCCTGTTGTTGGCGATGTTTTCCGTAATGAGTCGGTAATTCGTCGTGCTGGTGGCATGGAAAGTCTTGAGAGCTGGCTACTTCGAGACAAGACATGCCAGTGGCAGCACTCTGACTGGCATAGTGAGTATCTGACAACGATGCGACATGCACCTGGTGCAATCCGCTTGTGCTGGCATTGTGACAACCTTTTACGCGAACAGTACACGGAAAGGCTGGCGGCGATCGCTTCGGGTAATTGCGCTCATTGGGTGCTGTCCTTTGTACGCCAAGATCTTGGTTTTGATGACCACCATGCCGTTACGTTTCCGGAGCTGTGCTGGTGGCTGGTTCGTAATGACCTGACTGATGCTTTGCCAGAAAGCGCTGCCCGTAAGGCACTGAGAATGCCAACACCGGTGATTCAGTCGGTCACCCGTGAAAGCGACATAGTGCCATCAGTTCCGGCCACCAACATTATCCAGGATAAAGCCAGCAGGGTACTGGCATTGAAAGTTGATCCGGAGTCGCCTGAATCATTCATGTTACGTCCAAAACGTCACCGTTGGGTTAATGAGAAATACACTCGTTGGGTTAAGACGCAGCCGTGTGCATGTTGTGGAAAACCCGCAGATGATCCTCACCACCTGATAGGCCACGGTCAGGGAGGTATGGGAACAAAAGCGCATGATCTCTTTGTGTTGCCTTTGTGCAGAAAGCATCACGACGAGCTACATGCGGATACCGTGGTGTTTGAAGAGAAGTATGGCTCCCAACTGGAGCTGATATTTCGTTTTATCGATCGTGCGCTGGCAATTGGCGTGCTGGCGTAAGTGGGGAAGAATAATGCGTGATATACAGAAGGTTTTAGATTTATGGGGAGCCTGGGCTGCGAGTGATTCAAATCGCATTGACTACTCCTCAATTGCAGCTGGCTTTAAAGGTCTATTGCCTTATACAAGCAAAGCTCGCCCTCAATGTTGTGATGATGATGGACTGATTATTGAAAGTTGCCTGGCCAGGCTTCGTAAGAGGAGTCATTACGATTATGAACTGTTAGTGGCTCATTACGTTCTCAGAGTGTCCAAGAGGGGTATGGCGAAGCGACATAAAAAATGTGAAAAACAGATCCGGATAGAAATGCAATTAGCGGAAGGATTCATCGAGGGGTGTTTGTCTATGCTGGATCTCCGGCTGGAGATGGATCCGATTGTTTGTGTAGACAACCATAAAAAAAGCACTAGTGCGGTCCGCATTTTTTGATGTAAGGTGTTAAGAGTAGTTGTTATGCAGCTGTTCTTAATCATTGAAAACAATTGCTTACAGCGAATGTGAGATGTTGGCAAAGGTCACGCTGTTGTATGGCGGGGATGGCGGAACGTCATTCCTGATTATGGCATTCAGGATGAGCGTTCATATCAACATTCTGGATGCAAAAGCAATGCGTTGAGTCTTTTATATTTTGCCCCTGTTATCAGATAGGGGCCTCAGTACGCGATGATCTTTAGGCTAAATAAATAGCAGTATGGTCATTGCTATAGTACTGCATAAGCTCTTAAGACCAGTCAGCCAGTCGCTGAGATAGACAGTCTGATTCATGTAAACTCTCCTTGTTCTGAAGCTCTGCCTTATGATTACCAAAAGTAAAGGCGACATTTCAAGTCATGAGAGATAAACGTTCGCTGCCGAAGGACCACGAAGGCCATTTATTCGACAAAACTCAACGCGTAACCCGGGAATGAGTGCTTCTGAATCGCGGAGGCTTAGTGCTGAAATGTGAAGCTGTACGTCTATGCGGCCATCGGAGGGGGTGATAAGACCTTTACCGCTTTTGCAGTCAAAGGTTTTGACAATTCCTGTCATTTTACGGGACAAACAAATTCCTTAATGGTGAAAACACGGTGCACTATACACGTGCTTAAAAATAACGCCAGAAATACTTCCTGGCTGTAAGGGGACCTGGACGGCTAAAATAAACATTGATTAATATGTATGCCCATGCGTTAATGATTGCGTCGGTTTGAAGAACAGACGTGTACAAGGTAGTTTATTAAAGCAGTTCTCATTTCAGGTATTATATATTTATCCCTTCTTTGAGTCTCTCCACTAAGCACGAAGTAGTTTCTGTAATAAAACCATCTATGCCGAAAGGCTCAAATTAAGGAATAAAAATATGTCTAATAAGATGACTGGTTTAGTAAAATGGTTTAATGCTGATAAGGGTTTCGGATTTATCTCTCCTGTTGATGGCAGCAAAGATGTGTTTGTTCATTTCTCTGCTATCCAGAGTGATAATTATCGCACCCTGTTTGAAGGACAAAAAGTAACATTCTCTATTGAAAATGGTGCTAAAGGTCCGGTTGCTGCTAACGTAGTCACCACAGAGTAAAAATCCAAAAAATTTGTCTCTATGCGATAACGAAGAAGGCTAATGCCTGAGTAGTCATATTGACAGAAATAATGGATGTATTGTTGGGTCAGTTGAATCAAATTCTTACTGACCCGGCATTTCATGATAACGGTGAGCATATTTCAGCATATCTCCTGAAAGAGAAAGTATGCTGACCGTTGTTGTGACGTGCAACTTACTGCTCGATATAGTCGAACCAGCAGAAGCTGGCGGCTGGCCTTACAAAACGAGCGTAAGGGAGCGACTGTTCCGAAAAGTCACAATTGAAATTAATTAAATATGAAAACATTAAACCCGCATTCAGCGGGTTTTTTATTATCTTTAACAAGATAATCTCACATAATAGTTGTGGCTATTATGTGCGGGATAAAAACGTTAAATTTTATTATGCAGCGTTGAGGGTTGTCTGGAATACTTTATTACAATGAGGGCAGATTAACAGAGCACCTTTTTGTACTCTCGAAAAACTGTGTTCAGAATGTTGGGTGCAGTTCGGGCAGGCGCATTTGACAAGATAATTACGGCGTGATTTAGAGTCTTTACGTTCTGACATAGGCTTTTTCCTGAGTTAATGAACGTTCACATTACACTAATTTGTCGAAAATATCTTTAATTTATTGTTTGATTGATACAGATATCAGTTATTGGATTGAGATTGTACCCGTAAAATCGCCCTTTGGGCGTGTTTGTGAAGAGCCTCTCTAAGTGTAGGTAATAGCGTCTGGGAGGATGTTGCAATGCGCCTGGATTGTGATGATTTGTGCGCTGAGGACTCAGACAACATACCTTGATTTTACTGGCATAAAAGACTTTTCTGACCCGCTTACTCGAGCGGGTTTTTTATTTCAGGCACCGGGATTCAACTCCAAGCTTATTTTTTCCAAAAGAGCCCGGATGCCTGCTCCCCTTCAGTTACACACAGCGCCATCCGAACAATCGGAGGTGAGGCTATGACCAGAATGAGCACTATATACAGCAGACTCTCATATGGAACAGGAACCACGCTAACAGGATGCGGTGTCTCGTCGAAGGCATACGCTGTTACAACAAAAGAGGTGTCCGGGATGTTGGCAGACAGAATAACGGATTTAAGCCTGAGTGATTGGGCGATTATCGTTGGTATTGCCTGCACTGTTATCACCTGCGTTGTGAACTGGTATTACCGACGCAAAGAAAGGGAGGATCGTCTCAATGGCTATGTCCCCGGCGCTGAGAAATAAGTTAAGCGCAGCTGTTGTTGGCCTCATCCTCGCAGGGGCATCGGCACAACAAATTCTCGATCAGTTCCTTGATGAGAAAGAAGGTAACAGCCTGACGGCTTACAAAGACGGCTCTGGTATCTGGACTATTTGCCGTGGTGCAACGATGGTAGACGGCAAGCCGGTAGTGCAGGGAATGAAACTGACTCGGGCTAAATGTGACCAGATAAACGCTATAGAACGAAACAAGGCGCTGGCATGGGTGGAGCGAAATATTAAAGTTCCACTGACCGAACCGCAGAAAGCAGGGATCGCATCATTCTGTCCGTACAATATTGGACCCGGTAAGTGTTTTCCTTCCACATTCTACAAGCGTATCAATGCTGGCGACCGTAAAGGTGCATGCGAGGCGATCCGCTGGTGGATTAAAGATGGTGGTCGTGATTGCAGGTTAACCAAAGGCCAGAAAAATGGCTGTTATGGTCAGGTAATTCGCCGGGATCAGGAAAGCGCGCTGACGTGCTGGGGGATAGACCAGTGAATAAATTCGTTGCCGCTCTGTTGCTGATAGTCGGCGCGTTTATCGTCGGAAACACGTGGAGTGATCGGTACTGGCAAAAGAAATGGGCTGACCGTGATAGAGAGGAATACTCCCGCGTGGTCAACGCGGAAACCGCTGCCCGCATGATTGAGCAGGGGCGGGTTATCGCCCGCGATGAGGTTGTAAAAGATGCACAAGAAAAAGCAGCGAGGGCTGCTGCCACTGCTGCTAGCTTGTCTGCCACTGTTAGTCAGCTGCGCACTGAAGCCACAAAACTTGCCACCCGCCTGGACGCCGCAAAACACACCGCAGATCTTGCCACTACCGTCAGAAGCAAAACAACCGACGCCACCGCCGGAATGTTTGCCGACATGCTCGGAGATATTGCAGCAGAAGCTAAACGGTATGCTGGAATCGCTGATGAACGCTACATCGCTGGGATAACATGTGAACGTATTTATAAAACTTTACGTGAGACGAGTAATCAACAGTTAGAATAATTTCATTTTTAGACGAATTCTAATTATAATGTTATGTGACTAACATTCTGAAATGCCGGTGAAAATTTTCAATTATATAGCAGGTGGCTTGCTACCACCTGCTAACTTATTAAAACATTGTGGTTTATATTACGATGAGTTCATTACGGGCTAATGAAGTAAACAGACGCTCAAAAAATTCATCATATAACCGTTGTGACTGGACTAACACAGGATATTGTAGTTCCTCAAAGTTACAGGTCTTTGTTTCGCTGAAACCTACCTGTCCATCTTTGTTAATATAGATGTTAAGCAGTTCGATAAAATTATCATCAAAACTGGATGAGCAATAAAAAATTATGTTTTTAATGATTTTTTTATTTGGGTATATGAATTTCTCTCGGTAGTCTATAGAAAGGCCGAGGCTACTTAAATCTATCTCAACTTTATCACTAATTTTGGTTAAGCTAAATAATTTGGGTTCGACTTGTTTATAAGCCGCTGAGTGTTCAGAATGCAATGTGCTGAAGAACCGATCTCTTTGGAAGTTTAGAAGTTCGCCGTCTTTATCGGTCATATAACGAATTTTGTCAAAGATATTTTCCACCAACTTAACTCCTTTATATGGTCGTTGAAAAAATATCATTATAGTGGCGTTTTTTTTGTAATCAACATGTTAAATGTGAAACTACTGAAAATAGTACAATTAGGGTGTTAATTGTTTATCAGGACATGATATCTATTCGTGGCTATTTTATAGTTAATTAACTTCAGCCTGTATTATTTGGAATCGGGTATTTAAATATTAACTTGGGTCCTCCTGGCAATTCTGAACACCGAGGGGATGTGGACACGCGGAAAACGGCTGGTTTTTTGTATTTTATCGGCATCATCATCTTTCTATTAACTTGTTGATATTTCAAATGTGAAATTATTCATGATGTCGATTTGGTTAAATATTGTTCATCATCATGGATAACGAACTGAAAAATCTTCGCCTCAACATTAATCAACTGGCGGCACTGACCGATCTGCATCGTCAGACCGTCGCCAGCAGACTGAACAATATTGAGCCTGCCCCCGGAAGTAACTCCCGCCTCAAGCTTTATTCGGTTCTGGATATTCTCAGGGAATTACTGGGCAGGACGCCGACGTTGGAACTGGTTGCCGTTGACAAAATGACGCCGCCGGATCGTAAGGCGTGGTTTCAGTCTGAGCGTGAGCGCCTCAAGTTTCAGCAGGAGACCGGAGAGCTTATCCCGGCCTCAGAAGTCAGTCGGGAATTTGCCTCGATGGCAAAAGCGGTTGTTCAGGTGTTGGAAACTCTGCCGGATATTCTTGAGCGTGACTGCGCAATGACACCATCAGCCGTCGTCAGGGTTCAAAAGGTTATTGATGACCTGCGGGATCAGATAGCCCTGAAGGTTGAGCAGGCAGATACGCCGGAACAGGAGGACAGTTCGACAGAAGAGGAGTAAGCCATGCGACAGGCCACGGCGGCAGAGGTCAGAAAGAATACCGCCGGGATCATAAAGGCACCGCGTCGGATGCCTGTTGCCGAGGCCGTGCATAAATATATGCGCGTTCCGGTGGGTGTTGGTAACTCCGTTGAATGGGATCCGCATCTTGCCCCCTATGTCGTGGAGCCGATGAACTGCCTGGCGTCACGCGAATATGATGCTGTCATATTTGTTGGTCCAGCGCGAACGGGTAAGACGATTGGCCTGATTGATGGCTGGGTGGTGTACAACGTGGTGTGTGATCCGTCGGATATGCTTATCGTCCAGATGACGGAAGAAAAAGCGCGTGAACACTCCAAAAAACGTCTGGCCAGGACATTTCGCGTCAGCCCGGAAGTGGCATGCAGGCTGAGCCCGTCGCGTAACGATAACAACGTCCATGACCGGACGTTTCTTGCAGGGAACTACCTCAAGATTGGCTGGCCCTCCGTTAACATCATGTCATCCTCAGATTTCAAATGCGTGGCGCTGACGGATTACGACAGATTTCCGGAAGATATTGACGGGGAAGGCGATGGCTTCTCGCTGGCCTCAAAGCGCACCACCACCTTTATGTCTGCGGGCATGACGCTGGTGGAGAGTTCGCCTGGTCGGGAAATCACCAATACCAAATGGCGGCGAAAATCACCTCATGAAGCGCCACCCACCACCGGAATCCTGGCTTTATATAATCGCGGCGATCGCCGTCGCTGGTACTGGCCATGTCCGCATTGTGGGGATTACTTTCAACCAGCTATGGAGGCGATGACAGGTTACCGGGAGATTGCCGATCCGGTTAAAGCCAGTGAAGCTGCGCATATCGTCTGCCCGCACTGTAACGGGGTGATCACTGCCGATAAAAAACGGGAGCTTAACGGACGTGGTGTCTGGCTTCGTGAAGGTCAGCTAATTGATAAAACAGGGAGTATTACGGGTGATGCCCGACGCTCCCGAATTGCGTCATTCTGGATGGAGGGGCCCGCTGCGGCTTACCAGACCTGGGCACAACTGGTTTACAAGTTACTGACGGCAGAACAGGACTATGAAACCACGGGCAGTGAAGAAACACTGAAAACGGTGATCAACACTGACTGGGGCCTGCCTTATCTTCCGCGTGCAGCAACCGAACAGCGACGGGCCGATGTGCTGATGCAGCGGGCGGAGGACTACGGTAAACGCCTGGTGCCGCCAAAGGTGCGTTTTCTGCTGGCATCGGTGGATGTGCAGGGCGGGAAGAAACGCCGTTTTGTAGTACAGATAATCGGTTATGGTGAGAACGGCGAACGCTGGTTAGTGGATCGCTATAACATTCGTCAGTCCCTGCGCTGTGATGAAAATGGCGAGGCGCTTCCGGTTCACCCTGGCTCTTACCCTGAGGACTGGCAGCTGTTGATCATGGATGTGCTGGAAAAAACGTATCCTCTCCAGTCAAATCCATTCCGGCGAATGCCTGTGCTGGCTATGGCAGTCGACAGCGGTGGTGAGGATGGCGTGACGGATAACGCGTATAAATTCTGGCGCAAATGCCGCCGCGATGGCCTGGGGAAACGGGTTTATCTGATAAAGGGGGACAGCACCCGACGCCAGAAACTGATCACCAGAACACACCCTGACAATACCGGACGAAGCGATCGCCGGGCTGATGCCCGTGGCGAAGTGCCGGTATATCTGTTGCAGACTGACCTGCTCAAAGATCAACTCAGCAATAACCTGGAGCGTGAAACTCCAGGAGCCGGATATATCCATTTTCCCGACTGGCTCGGGGAGTGGTTTTACGAGGAGTTGACGTATGAGGAGCGGGGAAGCGACGGAAAATGGCGCAAGCCAGGTAAAGGGAACAACGAAGCATTCGACCTGTTCTGCTATGCCCACGCTGTTGCCATTCTGCGTGGTTACGAAAAAATCCGTGACTGGGAGCAACCGCCAGCCTGGGCGGCATCTCAGGACACGAATCCGGACATTATTGACGGGGAACGCCCCGGGGAGATGGTAGTGAAAAAAACGATACCCGCTCGTTCATCTCCGGTTGCCGTTACTGAGCAGGCCAGCCCACTTTCTGGCGGCTGGCTGGGTGTCAGTGGCAACGGAGGGTGGCTATGACGAAATCTGAAATCCAGCAGATGTTGGTTACGGTTCGACAGGCTTACCGTGATTCTCTTGACGGGAAAAGCGTGTCTTTTACTGGCGTGAATGGTCGCGCCATTACCAATCATGATCCCGTCGCACTTCGTAAAGAGCTTGAATACTGGGAAAAACGCTGGCAGGCCGTCAATGGTCGCAGCAACACCTTCAAACTCGCTAACTTTTTGTAAGGTCATCCATGGGCATTTTCGACAGGGCACTTGGCGCTATTGCGCCAGGGTGGGCTGTTTCGCGCGCCAGAAACAAGATGCTTCTTCGGGCGTATGAGGCAGCGCATCCCTCCAGAGTGAACAAAACAAAACGTGAGAGTCGCTCGGCAGATACTGTGGTGGGTGTTGCTGGCGTGTCTCTGCGAGAGCAGGCGCGGGCACTGGATCAAGACCATGACATTGTGATCGGCCTGCTGGATAAGCTAGAAGAACGGGTCATTGGTGCCCAGGGGATCCAGGTGGAACCGCAACCGCTCGGCCTGGACGGTAAGCTGCATGAAGAATTTGCGGCAAAAATATCAGCACTTTGGTCCGAATGGTCGGTTCGTCCGGAGGTGACGGGGATGCTGACCCGTCCGGAAGCCGAGCGACTGGCGCTGCGTTCAGCACTGCGTGACGGAGAGATTTTCGCGCAGCTGGTGCGTGGCCCCGTTGCCGGACTGACACACGCAAGCAGTGTTCCGTTTTCACTGGAACTGCTGGAGGCTGATTTTGTTCCGCTTAATCTGAACAGCATATCGGGGCAGCAGATCCGCCAGGGGATTATCGTCAACGACTGGGGCCGCCCTGTTGGTTACCGGGTTTACAAATATCATCCGGCCAATATGACGCGCTTCAGCGCTGAATTGAAAACTGTTTCGGCAGAGAACATGTTGCACATTGCCCTGCGTAAGCGCCTTCACCAGTTACGCGGTGTAAGCCTGCTTCATGGGGTGATCCGTCGTCTGGGCGATATAAAGGATTACGAGGAGAGCGAACGTGTGGCGGCCCGCATTGCTGCTGCGCTGGGCTTCTATATTAAACGCGGTGATGCCGCCAGTTTTCCGGCATATGAAGACTGGAAACCCTCAGAGCAAAAGTACCGTCACTTTGATATTGCGCCGGGCATGATTTTTGACGACCTGGGGCCGGGTGAAGATCTTGGCATGGTTGAGTCAAACCGCCCGAACGTTCATCTCCATGAGTTTCGCAATGGGCAGTTGCGGGCGGTCGCCGCCGGGAGTCGCGGCAGCTATTCCAGTATTGCCCGTGACTATAACGGGACCTACAGCGCGCAGCGCCAGGAACTGGTGGAAAGTTACGAAGGCTATAACGTCCTGCAGCAATGGTTTGTGGGGCAGTTCAGCCGTCCGGTGTACCGCGCCTGGCTGGCGATGGCGCTGCTTAATATGGATATCCCTCCTGATATAGACAAAACCACACTTTTTAATGCGACCTATCTTGGCCCGGTAATGCCGTGGATTGATCCCGTCAAAGAGGCCGCAGCATGGAGGGCCATTTTGCGTGGTGGTGCCGGAACGGAAGCTGAGTGGATCCGTGCCCGTGGGCAGTCGCCGCAGGAGGTCAAACGCCAGCGTATGCGTGAAACCGAATTTAACCGACAAAACGGGCTGGTGTTCGATTCCGACGCCGCCAACGATAAAGGAGTGCTCCCTGATGCAGCAAATGATAAACCCGCCCCGTCGCGGGATGATGATTAATCCCCGCGCCAGCCTTGCGGGGGTCGATGCCGCAAACGGTCAATGCTGGTACGAAATCCGTGCGCAGGCGACCGGACGGGTGGAAATTTTCCTCTATGACGTGATTGGTGGGTGGGGTATCACTGCGCAGCAGTTTGTTGCCGACTGTAAGGACGCGGGGGTGTTTGAGGCCAGCACCATTGATCTGCATATCCACAGTCCGGGTGGTGATGTGATGCAGGGCTTCGCCATCTTTAACACGTTGTCACGCCTGAAAGCGAAGGTGGATATCTGGGTGGATGGTGTTGCCGCCAGCATGGCTTCAATGATTGTCTGCCTTCCAGGGGCAACGGTACATATGCCGGAAAACGCCTGGATCATGGTGCACAAGCCCTGGGGCGGGATCTCCGGAGATTCCGATGATATGCGTGATTATGCAGACTGGCTGGATCGCAATGAGGCACTGATGCTGTCGGCCTACATGAACAAAACTGGGCTGGGACAAGAGGAGCTGGAAGCAATGCTGAAAGCGGAAACCTGGCTCAGCGGCGCTGAGGCCGTGGAAAAAGGCTTTGCAGATTCCCTTGAACCTGAATTACAGGCTGCGGCTTGTGTGAATCAAAATAAACTGAAGGATTACCAGAATATGCCAAAACAGGTTAACGCTCTTTTTGCTCCGCGTGCAGAAACACTGGCCACTCCACAGCTGGATATTCAGCCTCCGGCACCGCAGATGCCTCAGGCCGCATCGCAGCCTGGTTCAGTCGATATTGCGGCACTAGCCACTCAGTTGCAGCAGCAGATGCAGGTCGCCAATGCGGAGCGTGTAAGTGCTGTCTCTGCCGTGTTTGACGCATTTCCGACATTTGCCTCGCTGAAAGCGGAGTGTCTGAGCGATTTCACCTGCTCGGCTGAAAAGGCGCGTGACCGACTGCTGCAGGCGCTGGCGGCGGGCACCACGCCCTGTGCAGGGCCGGGAGCAGCACACATTTATGCGGGCAATGGCAATCTGGTGGGCGATTCCATCCGTGCGTCAGTGATGGCCCGGGCCGGGTATGTCGAAGCAGAAAAAGACAATGCTTATAACGGCTATACGTTGCGCGAACTGGCACGTGCATCATTGGTTGATCGCGGCATCGGTATTTCCGGGCATTCCGCGCCGATGGCAATGGTGGGGCTGGCATTCACCCACAGTAGCAGTGATTTTGGCAATATCCTGATGGATGTGGCCCATAAAGCGGCGCTGCAGGGCTGGGACAGCGCCAGTGAAACCTTTGATCAATGGACCCGCAAAGGTACGCTGTCAGATTTTAAAACTGCGCATCGTGTGGGGCTGGAAGCCTTTCCGACACTGCGACAGGTGCATCCGGGTGCTGAATATAAGTATGTGACCCTTAAAGATCGCGGTGAACCCATCGCGCTGGCCACGTATGGCGAGCTGTTCAGTATTGACCGCCAGACCATCATCAACGATGACCTGGATATGTTGACCCGTATTCCGATGGCTATGGGGGCCGCAGCGCGTACTACGGTGGGCGATCTTGTCTGGGCCGTGCTGACCAGCAACCCGAAAATGGCCGACGGTAAGCCGCTTTTCCATGCCGATCACTGCAACCTTGTGACCGCAGACCTGTCCGTTGAAGGGCTGGATGCGGGGCGCAAGGCCATGTTGCTGCAAAAATCTGGCAGCCGCCGCCTGAACATTCGTCCGGCCTTTATGCTGACACCTGTCGCCATTGAATCGCGAGCGAATCAGTTAATTAAGTCTGCCAGCGTGCCGGGGGCAGATGCCAACAGTGGGATCGTCAACCCGATCCAGAACTTTGCCACCGTTCTGTCAGAAGCTCGTCTGGATGACAGCAGCCCGACCGATTATTACCTGGTGGCAGAACAAGGCCGTGACACGATCGAAGTGGCTTACCTTGACGGTATTGATACCCCGTATCTGGAACAGCAGCAGGGCTTTACCGTTGATGGGGCGGCATTCAAGGTTCGCATCGATGCCGGGGTGGCGCCGCTTGACTGGCGCGGCATGGTCAAAGTTAAAAAACAGTAATTCACCGTCGCATCAGGCGGTTTTTTTTATTCAGGTGACACCGCTGGGTGTCGCCTATACCGGAGGTGAAAATGTCAAAAAACTATGTTCAGGACGGAACGACCGTTGAGTGGGTGAACGACAGCGGAAAAACCGTCGCATCCGGGGAACTGGTCGTCAAAGACAATCTGGTCGGGGTGGCTCATGCGGATATTTCGCAGGGGAGCACTGGTGTACTGCATACCACGGGGATTTTTGCATTACCCAAAGAGGCCGAGGAACTGACGCAGGGTAAACGGGTATATCTCAAGTCTGATACTGCCACGTTAACAGCAACAGAATCAGGTAATGCGCTGGTGGGCACCGTATGGGCAGCCGCAGAGACCAGCGACGCCACCGTGTGTGTTCGCCTGGGTTACTGATGCGCAACTTTCATGAACGGCTGATGCGGGCAGATGCCCGCATAACGAGACTCTTTGCTGAAGCATGTCCGGCAGTGCTTCACATCGGTAATGAATGCCGTCCGGTGAATGTAATTTTTGAAACGCCGGATGCACCGGTCAACGTACCGGGCGGTGGGGAAATCAGCAATCACGCCCCGGCCTTCAGTGCCATGACGGCGGATATTGCCGGGTTGTCAAAGCATGATGAGGTTGTGGTGAACAATGTTCGTTACCGGGTGACACATGTCGGTGTGAACGAAGCCGGACGTACCCGTGTCACGCTGGCCTATGGCGCACCGGGAAACGTCCAGCCGCCGATTGAACAATGGAGCTGATATGGCGCGAGGATCCAGACTGCGACGGGATTTACCTGTCGATATTGATGTGGATGCTATCTGGCAGATTGCGGACAGTATCGGTGCCACACAAAAACAGTTTCGGGCGGCTTACTCCCGGGCGCTCAGGCGAACCGCTGCGACACTGCGCAAAAAAACGCTGGCTGATCTGAAAGACGGGCTGGCCCCGCGAAGTATCGGACTGGTGCGTCGTCGTCTGCTCTTTTTTCGCCTCGACAGAGGTTCCCGACTGGATAACTTCAGGCTCTGGTTCGGTCTCAACGCCATTAAGGTGAAAGACCTGAAAGGGCGTATTAACGGACGGTTACGTCCGCACCATACCCAGCGGGATAAATCTACGGGGCGCTTTATCAAAGCGCGGCGACAGACGAAAAATGCCGGGTTTACGCCTAAAGGCAGCCTGCTTTCGGCACTGATCTTCGAAAACGGGGAAGTCGCCCGCTCAAAACGTGAGAACCGACGAACGGTGGTCATTCGTGATCCGCATACCCGCCGTACCCGGGAAGCGGAGGTGGATATTTACGAACCGATGCTGAATTACATAGAAGACAACGCCTTTGCCGAGGCGATGGAAATTTTCATGCACCATTTTGAAATGGATATCCGAGGGCGTGTGAAAGCCCGGGTATCTGTATGAGGTCGTCACAATGGCTGAACCTTTATCTCTGGCGCGATACCACGAGGCAGTTACCAGTACGCTGAAAAAGATAACGTGGGTACGCGACGCTGGAGCCTATCCTGAAAAAAATATCCCTCGTTTCACCGGGCTGGTGACACCCGCCGTGTATTTCACCATTAACAGCTGGGAGCAGAACGGCGGCAACGAGGGGCAACTCAATGTTGAACTTTCGTGTGATCTTTTTGTGGTGGTCGATGCCGCGTCCGGTCTCAGTTGCCCGGAAATCTTCCTGCGAACAGCGGCGGCAGATATTACACAGTGGATTGACGGGCAGCAGTTTGGCCTGACACACATTTCACCCGCCGTATTCACTACTGCGGAGCGCGACGAATTTGATCCGCGTATGGATGACTATCTGGTGTGGCGGGTGTCGTTTACCCAGAGTGCGGCTTTCGGCGTGGATCCGTTCGCCAGAACCGGTATGCCGCTGAATCAGGTGTGGCTGGGCGCTGTACCGGATACGGGGCGTCAGCATGTGGATGACTACCACCTTATCTGGGAGGCGAGTACTGATGAGTGATATTGCGGGGGATTTACAGCGTAGGCTGGCGAATCTGGTACGGCGCGGTGTGATTCATTCTGTTCGGCATGACGGCATCCCCAAATGCCGGGTTGATCTCGGGGATATCGTCACCACCTGGCTACCGTTATGTCAGGGCTTTTCCGGAGCAAACCGAGCTGACTCAAATCCTTATGCCGTCGGTGATGCTGTGACGGTGTTGTCGGAGGCCGGTGAGTTAAATAACGGGCGTGTTTTCCCCGGCTGGAACACGGGAAAACTGCCCGTACCGGAAGGTAGTGACAGTGAGCACATCACCCGATACAGCGACGGAACCGAGATTCGTTATGACAGGGCGGCGCATGCCCTGACGATCGCGCTGACGAGTGGTGGCTCTTACAAAATTGTGGGGAAAGGAACACTGGATGGCCCGGTTGAAGTCACGGATACCCTGACTGTACAGGGGAAAACTCAGATTAATGCTGACACAATCGTGAAGGGCAACATTGGTGCCTCGCAGGAGATTACGGATAAAACCGGCAGCATGAGTGGGATCCGGCAAACATTTAATACCCACGACCACCCCGGAGACAGTGGCGGGACCACGAAGAAACCTAATCAGAAAATGTGACCTGCTGCGGCAGGTTTTTTTATGCCTGGAGAAAAACATGTCTCAGTTACATGGTGTTGAAACAATCGAACTGACCTCGGGAAGCGTGGCGGTTACAACGATCCAGACCGCCATTATTGGTCTGGTGGGGACTGCGCCGGATGCCTCTGCCGGGAGTGCAGCAACTGTCACTACCGGGACACCGATTCTGGATAATGTCCTGAATTTCAGAGCAAAGGTCGCGGGCAAGGCTGGCAATATTATCCAGGTGGATGCAGTGGCAGCGGTACCGGAAACGGAGAGTCCGCAGGCCGTTAACACATCGGCCTCTTGGGATGATTCTGAGCGGAAACTAACAGTGATTCTGGGGTGTGATGAACATGGCGTGATAACGGCCCGACCCACTGATGTGGCCAGTGTCGTCAATGTGCTGGATGGGGGCAAAGTGGAGGCCGAAGGTAGTGGTGACGGTCTGGTGGCCCCGTTCAGTGTAAAACTGGAAGGGGGCGAAGATGAGCCTTTTCCGTTGAATACGCCAGTGGCTGTGGCTGGCACCGCATTGATTAACCGACTGGGTGATAGTGGGACACTCAAACAGGCACTAACGGACATCAACGATCAACGTAATGCGCTGACGGTAGTGGTGCGGGTGGCTGATGAAACTGACGAAGCGAAAAAACGCGCCGCAGTTTTGAAAGGAATTGGGCTTCTGTCATCAGCAAAATCCGTTACCACGTATCAGCCGCGTATCGTGATTGCACCGGGATTCAGTGAAGATGATGCGGTTGGTAAGGCACTGGAAACTGTGGCCGGAAAATTACGCGCTGTGGCTTATGTTGATTGTGCTTCCGGTGCTTCGCTTCAGGATGTGGTCCAGCGCCGTCAGTCCTATGGTGCCCGCACCGAACTGTTGCGTCCGCGTGTTCAGGTCAGTAATGCCGAAGGGCAGTTGGTTTATCGCCCGTACTCCGCGTTTGCCGCTGGTCTGCGGGCCCGGATTGACTATGAAAAAGGCTGGTGGTGGAGTAAATCGAATCAGGATATCAACAATATCCTCGGTGTGGAGCAGATCGACGAGTTTATTCTCGGGGATGAAAACTGCGATGCAAACCTGCTCAATATGCAGAACGTGTCCACCATCATCCGTCGTGCGGGCTTTAAACACTGGGGAAACCGTCTGTGTGCAACAGATCCGCAGTGGCGCTTTGAATCCGTGCGACGCACGGCAGATGTTATCGAGGATAGTATCCAGGAAACCATGCTGGAGTATGTTGACCGTCCACTGGATCGGGAAAATGCCGATGACATTATCGGCACCATCAATGCCTACATGCGACAACTGGTTGGGCTGGGTGCCATCTTCGGCGGTCGTGCCTGGCTGGACGAAGAACTGAATTCAGCAGAGAGCATGGCGGCAGGTGTCCTGTATATCAACTATGACTTTGGGCCGAAATCGCCGACAGAACTTATCAGCCTGCGCGTTCGGGTGAATAACAAATATGCGCTTGAGGAGATGCTGGCAGCATGAGCGATAAAAATACACTACGCGCCTGGACCTTTTTCCGGCAAGGGATCCGTATTCAAGGAGCGCATGAGTTTACGCCGCCGTCGCTGACTGTCGTGAAAACAGACCTGCGAACGGGTGCCCAGGATGCGCCGACACCCGTTGATGACGGGATGGAAGCGCTGACCTGTCAGGTGAAATTTTACGGTCTGGATACGGATATGCTGGCCAGCTTTGGTTTTGTCAGTGGCAGTCGTTCCCGTTTTACTGCCTATCAGGGGTATCTCGGTAACGGCACTGCACGCGGCACCGTTGAGGAAATTGAGGGATTTGTTCAGGCCGTTACACCGGATGCACGGGGCAAGGACAATCTTTCTGAAAATGCCATCACGGTCGATATTGCTGTCAGTTATTACCGACAGACGCTGGAAGGGCGCGAGCTGTTTGCCATTGATACCGAGCGTTTTTCCCGCCGCGTGAATGGTGTCGATTTGCTTTCCGGACTGGCAGCAAAAGTTCGTCTCTGATTTTCCCTTTTCTTCGACTGACTGACGGCCTGCGGGCCGTTTTTTCATGGAGGTGATTATGCCTTTTCCCGGTGAAACCCGTGTTATCAGACTATTTTCCCCTGTCACCCTCGACGGTGGCGTTGTCCTTGACGAAGTAACGATACGTGAGCCGCTGGTGCGTGACCGTATTGCTCATGCAAAAGATCGTGGCAACGAAGAAGAAAAAGAAGCCCGGATGATTGCGCTGTTGTGCAACCTCAGTGAAAAGGATGTCTGGCAACTGACGGCTGCAGACTATGCGCAATTACTGGACGCCTTCAATGTTTTTATGCTTCCGCCCGCGAAACGTCCGAAAGACATCTCCTCCGGGCGATAAGACTCCTGGGACGGCGACTGTATTTTCCGATGTCGGACTATCTGGATATGCCGTTCAGTACTTTCTCTGATTTTCTCACTGATGAACTGGAGATGATGAATCGTGGGCGGAATAGGCCAGAATCTTAAAGCCGTTATCACGTTTGGCGGCAACCTGGACAGTTCATGGCAGCGTTCGGCTGAGGGCTTGCAACAGTGCCTGAAAGATGTCGGGAAACGCTCAGAACGGCTGACAAAGGACCAGACTAAACTGGCTGCCGAAATTAAGCGTGCGAAACTGGCGGGCGAAAGTCTGGGGGATTTGAAACGCCGTTATAGCGAAGTCTCCAGGGAGATCCGAAAGACCGGGGCGGAACAGCAGAAACTGAATGCCCAGATACAAAAAGCGCAGCGGATTGAGGCATTCAAAGGAGCCGGAAAGGGATTATTCCGGCGAGGGACGGGGATTGCTGGACAGGTCGGTGGCATGTTTGGCACTGGGCTGGCGTTCGGTGGTGGTGGGGTGGTTGCCTCAGCGCTCGGTACGCTTATCGCGCCAGCGGCAACGAATGCCGAAACCGCCACCCGCGCCAGTGTGGCGAAAAGCTATGGCGTGGATGTAGCCACTTTTAATGCCTGGGATTCGCTGGCTCGACAGTACGATATGAATGCCGAAAACATCGGTGACCTTTTTGAAGAGTATCTGCACAAAGCGGGTGAGTATAAACAGAACGGGAAACAGGGTTCACTTCAGGATGCCTTTGAAACGCTCGGTTTTAAGACGGGTGATTTTGCCGGGCTCAGTGATATGGCTCAGTTCGATAAAATCGTTGAGCGTGCACTCAGCCTCCAGGATGAGGCGAAAGCGTCTTTTGCGCTGGATTCTCTTTTTGGGGGGGAAGCCAGTAAGTTACTGATGTTGATCAAACAGTCAGGTAGAAGCTACCGGGAACTAATGGATGAGCAACGGCGTTATAACCTTGTGACCCGTGAGGGCGCCGAGGGAGCCATTGCCGGTAATCAGGCCATCAGCAATCTGCGAACGGTGTTCTCTTCGGCGGTTGCGGAAATTTCCGGGCAACTGGGTAATGAACTGGCTCCCGATATCCGGCGGTTAACGGACGATCTGTCTGACTGGTTCAAAGGTGGTGGCGTCAAACGTATAGTCACTTTCCTGCGTAACGATCTTTATCCAGGGGTGTTGTCCTTCGGCCAGGGCGTAGTTTTTGTCGGCAAAATTGTGTATGCGCTGGCTAAAAAACTGGCCTGGCTGTTGCCGGATGAACGGGAAGATCAGCGCGATGTCCTGCAGGCGCTAGCCAGAAATGGTTCCGTCGACATCGCCAGATTGACAGCGCAGCGCAAGGGACAGGGTGAATGGTTTGAACAGCAGTTAAAAGCACATCCAGAATTACCGGAAAAAGTTAAGCAGTCCTGGACATCGACTCGTGGTTATTTTGGTTTTGACTCGGATGATGAAACCTTTAGCCAGTCTGTTGAACAATATCTGACCCCGAAAAGTAACGAAACGCTATTAAACTGGAACGCCACTTTGCAGCAAAACCGTGAAGGCATCACACAGCATGATTCGGCAACAAAAAACAGCGCAGGGGCATGGGGCAATTATGCGTTGTCAGTATCGCCTGATGCAGTTTATCCAGAGATTACGCTTCCTTCACCGCAACAGAAAGTCACGGCTCCGCGTTCTGTCAAACCACAAGAAGATAATACAGGCGGTTACTGGGAAACCCTGCTGCAGAAAATGGACGAACTGGATAAACAGTTCCCTTCCAGGCAGATTATCGATAATAGGAAGTTTGATTATCACTTCGAAATTAATGCTGCACCTGGGCAGGATGAGAAAGCCATTGCAGATAAGCTGACCTCTGTAACCAGAAACCATTCTGCTTTTAACGGTGATAACAGTCTAACCGATGGGGGGCTTGTCTGGTGAATGACTTCACGCCTTTGATTGATGAGTTCGGCCTGCAAAAAGCAGGCGCCTTGCGTTCGGTCGAAACGGTCCGAGTCATGATGATGCTGGGCAATTTTGCTTTTTCGATTGATACAACGGCCTATAACCAGTTAACCCGCGAAGCGACCTGGCGCTGGAGCGAACAGGAGCGCATTGGTAAACAGGATCTTCTCCAGTACACCGGAAAGCCAGGGCGCACTGTCAGGCTTGAAGGTCAGTCGCATGCCTTTTTTCGTAAAGGTGTGGACCCCGTCAATGACTTGTTTGTGCTTGCCGACCAAGCGAAGCCGCAGCAACTGGTCAGCGGGGAAGGGGATGTTCTGGGATGGTGGGTAGTGATTGATTTTACCGACACAACGAACCGTTTCCTGCCGGGTGGCGGTCATCGCAATAAAAACTGGACCATGACGCTGAAACACTATGCCGACGATATATCAAACCCGTGATGGTGATGTGCTGGACGCCATTTGCGCTACTCATTATGGAACTGAATCACTCTCTTATTCTGTAATACAGGTTCTGGAGGCAAATCAGGGGCTGGCGGATTACGGGGCAGTTTATCCTTCAGGTCTGCTTATCACCCTGCCTGATCTGGCACCGCCCGTTGAGGACTCACCTTTTAGTTTGTGGGATTAATATGGCTAATCAGATTACATCGCCTGAATATGGACCGGCATTCAGCATAAAGGCAGAAGGTAAGGATATTACCCGGACGCTGCAACAGTGCCTTTCTGAGCTGATACTGACGGATTATGGAGGGGCGATGGCGAAAGCCGATGAACTGAAAATCACACTGATTTCTGAAACGCTGGCACTTCCTTCAAAAGGAGCCAGGCTTCAGGTCGCTCTGGGGTTTAATGATCAACTTGTAGATAAAGGCTGGTTTGTTGTCAGCGGAGTTGCCAGTAGTGGACCGCCAAGACGCATTGAGATTTATGCTACTGCTGCGCCGATGAATGCCCAGAAGCAACCTGGTGACGTTACAAGCCAGAAAACGAGAAGCTGGGATAATCTTCGCCTTGAGGATCTTGTCAAGACAGTGGCCGTAGATAACGGGCTTATTCCTCGAGTGGCTGATGTACTGAAAGATATTCACATCAGCCATGTCGATCAGGTGGCAGAATCTGATGCCAATCTGCTCTCGAGGCTGGCCCGGACCTATAATGCTGTGAGTAAACCGTCAGGTGGTTACTGGCTCTTTTTACAGCAGGGGGCTACTACAACGGCTTCTGGGAAACAGACTCGCAGGATCACCATTACACCGGAAGATGTCTCTGAGTGGTCATACAGTGAGGGGCAACGTGGCAGCTCCACGGGCAAAGCTACCGGAAGAGAAGGCAAGTCAAAAGAGAAAATAGGTGTTCGTTATTACGACGAAATGGATGGAAAGACAAAAACCGCCTCCGTCGAACACGATGGCCCGGCAATGACGAATCCATACACTCAGTCTGAGAAAAATACTGCTGAACAGCAGGCAAAAGCCAGAAAGACACTGGCAAAGCGGAACGAACAGAAAATGACGGTTACAGGGCCATGCCGACCGAAGCATGTTCTGCTGACTGCTGAATCGGGTGTTACCACCTCTGGTTTTGGTTCCCGTGAGGACAGGACCTGGGTGGTTGAATCTCTGGCTTTTTCCCTGACACCTTCCGGATTCAGTTATACCTACAATCTGGTAGTCGATGTCCGTAAGCCCGTAACATCTTTAAAAAAATCGGAAAAGCAGGATAAAACGGGGCCTGCTTACTTCGGTTAACCCTTCCTCCATCCAGCGATTTAGCAACGGAAGTTATCATGAACGGTGTAAACAACCGGACTGGCAAACGCCTGTCTGGCGTAGACCATTTGCGCCAGTCCGTAAGCGACATTCTTAGCACCCCCGTCGGAAGCCGTGTTCTCGTGCGTGATTATGGCAGTGAACTGTTTTCGCTGTTGGACAACCCCAGGGATGAGTCTACCCGCCTGCGGATGATTGCCGCGTCAGCGACAGCACTGGCCCGTTGGGAACCCCGGCTGAAAGTGACGCGCGTGCTTGTCTCTTTTCCGGAAGGAGAGTCTGGCTGTGTTGTGAATATCGAGGGGATCAACAAGGAAACCAATTTACCTGTTAAAACGGGGGACATAACGATTTATGGCAAGTAGCTATGACGTAATTAACCTGTCCGAACTCGCTGTGCCGGATGCCATTGTGGTACCTGATGCGGCAGAGATTTTCTCCCGCTGGCTGGCGCGTTTGCGTGAGTTGGATAAGCAGTTTGATGCGCTGGTGGAGTCTGATCCGACATTTAAACAGGGGGAGGTGAATGCCTACCAGCTGACGCTGGCTTTTCAGCGGGTTAATGATGCAGTACGAGCGGTATTTCTGGCGAGCGCCAGAGACGCTGACCTTGATCAGATAGGCGCGGCGTTCAACGTTAGGCGACAGATTATTAAACCCGGTGAGCCAGATGCGGTCCCACCAATAGAGCCGCTACTGGAAGATGATGACGCATTTCGTGAGCGTATCCAGCTTTCGTGGGCACAGCTGAATACCGCTGGCGCACGAAACTCTTACCGCTTTCATGCCAAATCAGCTGATACCGATGTGTTGGATGCGGATGCTTATGGGCCGGAAACGCACAATCGACCGGGTTATGTTGATGTGTATGTTCTCTCCCGGACGGGGGACGGAACGGCAGGGCAGCAGTTGCTGGGTAAGGTAAACAGCACACTGAATGCCGATGAGATTCGTCCGCTAACTGATTTTGTGACAGTGAAAAGCGCCACAATTGCAAATTATGCTGTAACAGCAGAGCTGGAAATCCCAGAGGGGCCGGATGCGCAGGCGGTTCTGAACAACGCAATTAATGCTTTACGTGCATATACCCTGCTGTCCCATCGGATTAAAGCTGTAGTGCCGTTATCCGCAATTTATGCCTCGTTACAGCAAGCTGGAGTGGTTCGGGTAAGGCTCATTTCCCCGGTAGCGGATATTGAAGCGGAAGCTGGTAAGGCGCCGTGGTGTACCGCCATAAATGTCACACGCAGGGGGGTAAGCAGCAATGGTGGGTAAATTTAGATCCCTGCTGCCTCCAGGCGCATTCCCCGAAGAGCGAGCTCAGGAGCAGGCCGGTGCGGAGCAAATCGAGACCCTTGATACCAACATGGTGCGCAAAGCAAGAAATCCGGACACTTGTCCGGCACACCTTCTCCCGTGGCTTGCCTGGGAGCATGCCGTTGATTTCTGGGATGACAACTGGACAGAGACGCAAAAGAGGCAGGTGATAAAAGATGCTGCATATGTTCATCAACACAGGGGCACTGCCGGGGCAGTAAGGCGTTCGCTGGCCTCCGTAAACCTTCCCACAACAGTTGTGGAGTGGTGGGAGGAAACACCGCATGCAGCGCCGTATACCTTTCGGATAGAGGTGCAAAGTAGCCAGGGCGTGAGTGACGCCCTCTATCATCAGATCCGTCAACTTACTGACCGGGCAAAAAATCTGCGCAGCTATCTGAGTAAAATTGATGTGCTGGCGAATGTCGGGATGGACGGAGCTATTTATATTGCGGGGGCGACCACAGCGCATATAGACGTGGACATATTTACCGGGGAATCTCATGGCTGATTATTATTCTATTATCACCAACCGGGGCAAGGAACTGGAGGCTGAAGCCATTGCCAGTGGTCGCTGGATTGTACTTACGCAGTTTGTGGTCGGTGACAGTAATGGTAAACAGGTGCAACCCGATCCGGCACAAATACGGCTGATTAATGAAACATATCGGGGGGATATTGCGGATCTGGTTGTGTCCCCCGAACAGTCCACACAGTTGATGGCGAAAATAGTTTTGCCGACAGATGTGGGCGGTTTTACTGTCCGTGAAGTTGGCCTGATGACTGATGCCGGGGAGCTTTATGCAGTGGCAAACTGCCCGGCGATCGATAAGCCTGTTGGTGGCGTCAGCGTTAATATGCAGTTCCGCCTCGCGGTATCTGATACCTCAAATATTACGCTGAATGTTGCAACAGGCGATGGGTTATTCCTGCGCATTGACCAAAACCTGAAAGAGATAAAAGCGCGGGGCGCGGAAGCACAAAAAACATCGCGTGAATCCATTGGTGTCCTCGATGGCACGACACAACAAAGGGGGCTGGTTCAACTTAACAGCGCTGTGAACAGCACCAGTGAAACGCAGGCTGCAACCCCTGCGGCAGTTAAGATCGCAATGGATAATGCGAATGCGCGACTGGCTAAAGACCGGAACGGCGCTGATATCCCAAACCCTCCTTTGTTTGTTCAGAATATCGGTTTACAGCAAACGGTTAATAAGGCAGCTGGCGCGTTGCAAAAAGACCAGAATGGTGCGGATATTCCCGACAAAATATCATTTTTACGCAATGTCGGAGCTATACCATTAAATCCCCATGGGACAATTGGTAACAATGGTAGGATGGCATCCGCCGCGACGCCGGGATGGTGGGTGGTCTCTGTTTCAGATACTGCCACTGTAGCCGATTTCCCCATGACTCCTGATGGTAGCAAACTGTATGGCTACGGTTTCTTGTTCGTAGGGCGAACAGGGGATGCATGGGTACAGCAATATTTCTCACATAACGGAACGAGCGCTACCCGTCAAACATGGAATGGCGATATGTCTGAAAGTGTGTCGTGGGTGATTGACTACACCACAGCATATAAGCCGACTGCCGGTGATGTAGGAGCGCTGCCTATTGCTGGTGGCACGATCAATGGCAGTCTGGGTATCGGAACACCGAATGCCCTCGGCGGCCACTCAATTGTTTTGGGCGATAACGACACTGGTCTTAAGCAGAACGGTGACGGTATTTTGGATGTGTATACCAACAATGCCCATGTTTTCCGTTTCGCCAATGGAGTGAATAACAGTATCCAGCCTTTAAGGTCTGAGTCGTACATCAGTGCCAAAGGTGGTGTGTATGAGTTTAATGGTAGCCAGGATGTCAGAGTTTACTCGCCGCATAACCCACCACCGGCTACTGACTTATCAGCTTACGCGACCATGAGCTGGGTGTTGCAGAACTTTGTCCAGAATATTGATCTGACCGCGCCTACTGAATTTCAGTTTTGGGACGGGCGAGGTTATATGCGACCGACTGATGGTGCTGCTATGTACAACTTTTCAATGGTGGGTGGTTCCAGCAACGTCGGCTGGATTCAGATCCGCTATACAAGAAAATTGGTTAATAACACCTGGTATGTACTTAATTAAGGCCATAAGGAATAAGCATGCAGAGTTTCGGTAAATTTACCCCTTATATACCTGACGATCCCAATAAGCCTAAAAATATAGACGGTCAGAGCGTCATGTATTTGCAGGATGAAAAAGGTAATGACTGGTATGAAATTAGAGGGTTATTTGACGAATCAACCACACTGAAAATTGGCTATGACGATGATGGCCGGGTGAGAACCTTTACGACAGATGTTAATGCGTTTTTTCCGGTTAATCTGAGTGCGGTTGAAGTTCCTGCTACAGAAGAGAACCTCCGTGTGACCTTGGGCGATGACTGGTTTTATAAAGACGGAAAATTACAGCAAATTCGGGATTACCAGTCTATCGCAGCTGCGGAACGTGACAGACGTATGGCTGAAGCAACAACACGTATTAATTGGCTGGAAGCTGCACAGCAGGACGGTGATATTTCTGCTGATGAAGAAGCTGAACTGACGGCATTACGCGCATATCGCACCACGTTACGTCGTCTTGATTTGTCAGTTGCGCCTGATATTAACTGGCCTGTACGTCCGGGAGCGTAGGCTATTCGGGTTTTTCTGTATCAACAGGCGTAACGTTCACTCTGCATTTCTTACATTCCGAAAGTGCGGCGGTTTTTTCCGTCGCCATTCCTTCATCGCGGCGTCCTGTCGCAGTGCAATTGTGACAGTTAGCTCATATTTTTTGGACTGTTCGGTTTATCTGTTCCTTCTCGTGCTCGCTGGCGTCAGTATTGATCGCGGGCTGTGTCATCATCGGTTTAACCCGAACATCAGTATCCGGGAACATCCGGTGAACCCTCTCTTACTGAATTACGTCATCAAGGATGCCAGGACCGCAGAGTTTGATGACTGTACGGCGATGTGAGCATGTCTTATTAAGCGATGTATAGTGATCGCCAGTGAAGAGGTCAATTATCATTTCGGTCTGGATTGTTAGACAAACCAATCCCTACTTTTACCGCAGCGAACAACATGATGCACAGAGTGGTAATTACGGCAAACACTAATGAAAGGCTGGTAATCATAACGTTTCTTTAAGTCAGATGGATTCTATTTTTAGACTACTGCACAGGGAAAAGGTTCCTGACAGCTACCATGCTGGCTCTTCAAGAAGATATTACCGCAACCTGGCGTATGCAGGAGTGGAACGCAGCTTACTGGTGATCTGTCGAGGGTTTCATCCCAGTAATTCCCCAAAGTTTTCACGTGCAAAAGATAGGCATAAAAAAGACGTAATTTTTTATTTTTAAACAGTTTTTTAATCTAAAGCTCGATTTGGTTGAGAGTATCATCCCAAAAATCGCAAGAGTCACTTTTGTCATCGCGGAAAGTGAAGCAGTATGCAAGGCGTCAATTCATTTTCAACCAGTATGATTCCTGGCAAACGTTATGAAATTGCTTTTTCATTGGTCTGATATCCTGTCCAGCCGCATCGATTACTTCCCAACAGATCCAGCATTCAGGACAAGCATTAGCGGAGCTTTTCATTGCTTCAAGCTCATTAGTGTAGCCGATTACCACACCACTCTCATGAAGCCATACCTTAGAGACAGACTCAACTTCTGCCAAGTCATCTTTTTCCCAACTCTCTTGAATGCAATTTACTTCCTTTCCGTTTTTAATAGCATTCACATAATACCTTAAGTCGATCAT